ACGTTTGCGATCAGGAGCTGACCGACCGAGGTGTACTGCACGGGGGAGGTGAGGTCGAAGATGCCGTCGCACCAAACCTCGATGCCCTGCCCACCCGGGTCCGCGATCACCGTTTCCCATGCCTGGTAGATCCCCTGCCACGCCGTCGCCCACGAGAGTCCGTCGCCGGTTGTGTCGCTGCCGGTCTGGGCGTGGATATAGCGCTTCGTCGTCGGCACCGGGTATGCGAGCGGTGCATACGCTGCCCCGAGCGAGGCATTGACCGCAGTCGAGATGACCGGCCAGGCAGGGGTGCGGACAGCCAGCGCCTAGCCCTCTACTACTAGCAGCGAATGCCACGCAGCAGTCGCCGGATAGTTCGTGCCCATCTAGGCCGCGCCGGGGGCCGTCGAAAGAAGGGCGGTCCGTGCGGGCACCGCCCTCCCCTCCACGCCCCTTCTAGGCGCCGCTCCCGGGCCAGCCATCCGGCACGACCTGCTCCTGCGCGATCGTGCTGGGGTCCGGCTTGCCCTTCATCTCCCGGTACTCGAGCTGGTCGGCCGAATGGTCGCCCTCGCTCACCGGCACGGCCGGGTGCGTGCCCTCCGGGTAAGAGCCGCCCGCCTGCGACGACTTCACCGTTGGGTCGTCCTTCTTCTTGCTATCCGCCATCTACATCAGCCCCCTTAGCCGCTGACCTGGTTGACCAAGGCGACGAACGCACGGTTCAGGTCATGCGCGACGAAACCGACCCGCATCTCCCACCTGACCGCCGTCTTGTTCTGCTGGAACAGGTTGTGCAACGTCCCAGCCACGTCGATCGTCGCCTGGTTCGACGCCGACACCCGGATGTCGTTCCGGATCCCGAGAATCGCGTGCGAGAAATCGCCCACGATCCCGACCACACGGTCAGCGGCGGTAGCGCCACCGATCGTCTGGAGGTTCGTCGAGTACCGGATCGGCAGTCCGTACAGCTGGTCCGGCGCCTGCTGGAACCCCTGCGTGTAGATCGGGGTCGCGGCGTTGTCGCCCGGCCCCCTCGCGTTCCGCAGGTGCGCCCGGCCGTCGTTCGCCAGGATGATCCCGTTCGGCACGTAGCCGTTCTGCTCGATCGTGTTCATCGCGGCCGAGATCGCCAAAGCGAGCCCGTCTGTGGTGGTCACGACCTCCTGCTCCTGCGTCGTCTCCGACAGCTCGCTGTTGAACTGTCCGGTGACCACACCCGACGCCGTGCGCCCAAGCGCGTGAGCGTCGATCAGGTCCGCGAACGCGGCCCTCACGTCGCTGTTGACGAGCTGCGTCGGATCCTCGCGGGCGTCCTGCAGCAGCTCCTCGGTGTACATCACGATCGCCGCGATCTTCTTGATGTCGAGCGTGACCTCGGCGAACTCCGCCCCGGTCGCGCCCTTCGCGGCGCCTTCCGCCACGAACGCGGCGACAGGACGGCCGACATACTCGGCGTACCGCTCACGATGGGCCGCGACCTGCCGGACCTTCGCCAACGACGCCACCGCGCCGACACGTGCGATCCCCCGCTCGAGCGTGGGACCAAAGTTCTCGGGGAGCAGGTAGCCGCCCGATGCGGCCGTGCCCTCCAAGAGGGGTATTGCGTTAGCCATTTCGGCCTCCATGTAGGAGTTGGTCGAAACGGCCCCGGGTACGCGGTTTCACGCCTCGCGACGGCGGTGGGGCACTATGCGCCGCGTTTCACACCCCGGCGCGGGTGAAGCTGGTTACTGCTGGGGCTGGTACACCCCGATCTCCGTCAAAGCCTGCGTCACAGCCTCGGCGTCGCGCTCACGGATCGTCTGCTCCTGAATCGCCGCCGCCTCCTGCGGCGACCTCGGCTGCTGCACCGTCTGGCCGTCCTTCAACACCTGGCCGACCTGCGGCTTCGGCTCCTCCGCCGGCTTGACCAGATAGCCCTCGCGCTTCGCGAGATCCTTGATCGCCCGCTGCGCATCGGCGGCGTCCTCGATCTCCGACAGGTCCAGGAAACTCGCCGCCGCGGACGGGTTGTGGAAGTCGGCGGCGGCGGCGGCGTCCCTGACCCACGAGCCCTTTTCGAGCTGCTCGACCTTGGACGCGAGGCTCTGGTTCTCCTGCTCCGCCCTCTCGCGAGCTTTGCGTTCGCGCTCGAGCTCTGACTGGTCCTTCTGCTCGAGCGCCTCGAGCCGCTCCTGAAGATCCCGCTTCTCGCGCTCCGCCCGCTGGGCCTTGCGCTTCCACTCCGCCTCATGGTTCTCGGGCGGACGGTCATCCTTCGGCGGGTCGTCCTGCGGCGCGTCCTTCGGCACGTCAACGGTCCCTGTCGGGTCTTCGTCGGCCATCTGGTCCTCCTACTCCCTTTTACGCCGGAGCGGCGGGAGGTGGTAGTTCGTCCGGGTCTCTGTCCCCAACCGTGTCGGGGGACGCCGGAACCTGGGTCCCTACGGGCTGCAAGTTGTTGACCGGCAGATACAGCTTGTTCGCCGGGTTCTCCGGGTCGGACGCGTCGCCGTCCGGGGGACGGTTCTGGATCGCCCTCGCCTCGTTCGGGGTGATCTGCCCCGACCGGATCTGCACCTCAAGGCTGTTGGCGAGCTCCTGCGGGTCGCCCTTCAGCTGCTCCGACAGGTCGAACTCCACATACAGGTCAGGTTCGCTCCACGGCTCGTTGTCGATCAGCTGCGCCTGCAACGTCTCCTCGATCACCGTCAACCAAGGCCTGAGAATGTCGGTGTAGAACTGGCGGCCGAACTCCTTCAGGTTCGCCAACGTCGCGTGCCGCAAATCCCCTATCAGCGGCGGGGGGACGTCGTAGCACATCGCGACCTCCTCACGGTTCACCTGCCGCGTCTCCAACAGCTCCGCCTCGCGGGCGGTGATCGCGAGCGTCTCGACCTTCGTGTCCGGCGCCAAAAGCAGTGCTTTGAACGCCTGGTCGGGGTTCTTGTGGATCGTGTTCAGCGTGTCGCGGGTGAGGTCGATCATCTCCTTGTCAGGCGGCCGACCGTTCTGGCCACCGCCCAACGTCACCGCGATCGACGGGAAAATCCCGTTCCGGAACGCCGCACGCTGCTGCCGTTTCGCCGCGTCGTCGACCTGGATCGTCACCCCAAGCTGATCCAAAGGGCTGACGCCGAGCTCGCCGGACGGGGACTCCCACGCAACATGGATCGCGTCCTCCGCCCTGATCCACCGCTCGTCATCACCGAACTGGGTGGTCGACCACCACTCGACGAACTGGCCCGACTCCGCATAGGCCGACAGCTGCGTCCAGTCCAACGGAACCAGCGCATACGGCGGGCTATCGGGGTCCTGCCGGACCTTCCCTACCAGCGCGTTGCCGTGAAGCAGCCACGGGAACGCCAGCCACTGCTTCGTCGACACCGCCCCCTTGCGCGGCAGCGGCCGACGCAACAGCAGCGAAAGAGGGTGGTCCCCCGGCAACCGTTCGCGGCGGTTGTCGTCGACCCGCCTGTACGCCTTCAACGGCAAGGTGGAGATCTGGCGGGAAAGCTTGTTGACGACCGCGGCGACCGTCGGCTGCGAGCAGTAAATATGGGCGTACGAGGCGAGCACGTCGCCCTGCGCGTTCGCGACCCCGTCCGTCCCGAAATCCGGGTGCCACAGCGAGGACCGTCCGCCCTGCCCGATCTGGCTGGCGTTGGTGGGCTTGCGTCGGGTGAGGAACCGCCCGTCGGCGGTCTGCAGAACAGCCACCTAGAGCCTCTGGCAGAAGTCGATGTTGTCCCTCGGCACGATCAACGTCCCCTCGATAGCCGTCTGGGTGTCCGGCTCAAGCACCGTCACGCCCCGCAAAATCAGCCCGTCCGACGGCTGCTCCGAATCGACCACCACCCCTTTCAGGGACGCGGTGTCGGACTTCAGGTGGACGATCAACGTCTCGCCCGTCACGTCGTCCACCCACGAGCGGGGGCGGGTCACCCGAACACCTCGACCATCGGGCCGGCGTACTGCTGCACATCGGCCGACGCCATGAAGTTGACCATCCCGGCCGCTGTCAAACAGTCGATGACGCGGCGGTCCTGCTCCCGCATGTTCGTCCTCGAGCGATGTGGCCGGTCGAACCGCTTACGGTCCCCCGGCAACGTCACAGCGACCGCGTTCAGCACCTGGCGGCGGAACTCGCGGCCACCCGTGTGCTTCAGCCACCCTTCGCGCAGAGCCTCCATGAACGCCTCGTAGTCCTCGCACGCCGGCACGTTCGACGTGCCCCTGTCCACGACCATCTCCACGCCAAGCTCGGTTTCGAGCCACACCGAAAGCTGCTCAGCCTTCGACATGTCCATCACCACCATTTGGATCGGGTTGCGCTCATGCAGCTTCGTGAACGCCACCTCGATCTCACGCGGGTCGAGCGTGTTCCCATCCCGCGGCGGCGTCAAGATCTTCACCCTGTCGATCAGCCTGTCCGTCGGCGAGCGCACCCACAACGGCACCAGCGCCGTCGTGTCCCACTTCCACGCCACATCCAGGCCGACGCTGACGGGCTCCCCCGCCGGGATCCGGCGCTTCGTGTACGCCCCGTCGAACTCACCGTCCGTGATCGCCGACTGCACGCTCCTAGTCGGCCGGTTGCACACCAGCCGCATCCAATCCGACAGATCCTGCGTCGGGTCGGTGAACTTCGCCCTCAACGTCTCCGGCGTCAACGCAGACAGAGGATTCGCAGCCTTCACAGCCTCAAAGTCGTTCGGCTTCTTGCCGTCCTCCAACATCCACTCGTGCAAAACGACCCTGGCGTTCGTCGCACGCAAATACGCCCCGTCGCGGGCACGTTCGTCCGCGTCGTTGCGGATCCGGTCCCGCGTCTCCTCGAACTCCGTCTCAG